GCTCCCCAACGCCCGGAAGAGTCACGAGCGACCACATTCCACTTCATCCCGATCTCACCGGGATGACCTACGTACATGAGGTACTTGTCGATGATGTTCTGCTGTGCTGTTGCTTGTGCGGCAAGTGTAACCTGAGTTGACTCACCCACGTGTGAATCCTCGGATGGTGTCCTCGTGACGCTTCTTCGTCGGCACCCAAACCCTTCGATACCACGTATCCCAAGCAGTTTGGTCATCCAACATGGACATGTGTCCACGTTCGAACTTCAGTTCGTCGTGGAAGTGCACAGTAATCTGAGCAGGTCCAGTTTGTGTTGCAGGTTGGGGGTTCGGCAAGTTTCGCATCAACCTTGGCAGTTCACTTAGTGGGATCACTGCTTCGGGCCTGTTCCTCCGTTCACCGATCATTGCAAGTGTCGGTTGATTGACGATGCCACCTCCCTGTAGAGAGAGAAGTGCACCTATCCCACCGATGATCCCACCCAATGGCGTAAGCATACCGAGAACCTTTATCACAGGTAGCAATGCGTTGGCCATACCGAGAGCGTTTTGTGCGAACTTTGGAAGACGAACACCGAGTGCGTTCAATCCCACAACAAGAGCATCCACTGCCAACACCGCTCGACCGAAGTTGAACGAGAGTGACTGCAAATTTGACTGCGTTGACTTGGTTGTCTCGCTGAGTGCTGCCGTGTTTGTCGTTTGCGTTCGGGTTGCAAAGGTTTCATCCTGTGTTGCTTCCGTTTGCTCCCTCAATGCTCCAGTAACCCGATCTGTCCCACTCATCTGGGTTAGCGAACCTTCCACTTCCCAATTCGCTGGATCACCCCAATCTGTGGGTACACCTCTTTCAACAGGTTTCGCTCCAATTCGCATCCGAGCTGCAACCAACTGCATCTTCGCAGCCAAAACTTGTGTGTTGGCTGCTCCTTGTTGTGTGTCGGTGAGTGTTGACAGGTCGAACGTTGCGGGCGTTGGGATGGTTTCAGGTGGTTTCGACGCACCAGTCAATCGATCGGCAAGTTTCTTGGTGTAGTCGGTCAACTTTGTCGTGAGATATTCCGCACCCATTCGAGCGATTGCCTGTCTCACCGAACCGATCATATCGTTCAGGAACCTGCGAATCGTGAGTCCACCCTTGCTCCGAAAACCTTGGAGCATTGAGTCGAGTGCCTTCTCGAAGTTACCCGAAACCGCTTTCGCAAGTTGGTCAAAGGTATCGTAGACCCACTTGTAGATCTTGCGGACGGTCATGCGTGCTTGCAACTCCGATTCCGCAAGCGTAATCTTGAGTCGGCTGAGAGTACGCTGGAGGTCACCCCCTCCAATTCCCTTGCTAATGGCATTCTGAACCGCAATGATCACACCCGCAATGCGAGAGGACAGTACGTTCCACTCCTCCAACTGCCGCTTGTAGTCTTGCGTTGTCAGTGCACGTGCTTCGTCTTCCTTCTTGATCTCTTCGACGATTGCTCGAATGGAGGAGAGTTCGTCCTGGAAACTCCCACGTATATCTCGTCCCAACTGATGAGCGATAGCACGTTGCCGTTTCAGCGATGTTTCGTGCAACTCATAGAACGCGTTCTGGTTTGCAGTCATGTTGACGATAGAAGTGACGTACTCCAGTTGGTCCTCCAACAAACCTCGAATCCGACTCTTCCGGTCGACCGAATCCTGCTCATCCTGACCAAGTTCGAGAGCATTTCGCTGCTCCTCGAACTCCAGTTCGCGTTCCTCGTATTCTCCACGGAGTCTGTCTTCGTGGAGTTGGTTGATGTTATTCTCGGATTGTGCACGTTCAGCAAACAACTTCGCCAGTTCAGTAGCGATTCTGAGGGACTGTTCCTCATTGACAGAGACGATCCTCGCTTGCACCGTCTTCTTCGCGATCTCTTTGTCAATGTTCAGGATCAGTTCACGCTCATTTGCAATGGCTGCCTCTGCTTGCAGTTTCCGGTTGGAACCCGCTTCCAACAAGGCTTCCTGGTGTCTCCGTTCAGCTTCTGCATCTTCCCGTTGACGTTGTGCGCTGATGCGTTGGAGTGCTTTCTCCGACTCCAACAAACCCCGATACAGTGCAATCCACTTTTTGAGGTCCTCACGTCTCTCCACAGACTTCACATCCGTACCAACAATGGCAGCGAGAGCGTCCGCACCCTGTATCTCCAGTTCTTCCATTTCGGACTGAATCGCTTGTGCACCACCGAGAACCTTGCCCTTGAGGTCACGCATCAGTTTGTCGTACGCACGAATACCCTTGTCAGTCGATGTGAAGATGTCAGCGGCCAGTCCGACGTGAAGGTCTTTGAACGTCTCGTACGCTTGTTTCAGAGCTGCAAACGCTTCAGGTGCTCGAACACCGATTGTCTTCGCCCAACGTGCCATCATGTCTTCAGAGACACGTTCGTTCGCTTGTCCCGCATCCCCAAGTGCATACAACGCTTCAGCAGTCTTTTGTGCCTCGGTGCGCGCACGTGCAAGTCGTTCGATTTCGCGATCTTGAGGAGCTATTTCGGAAGCAGGAACTTCACGGAAACCCATGCCACCAGGCCAAAACTGAATCCTGTTGCCACTTGCTACACGCACAGTCTGTTGCTCATACTTTTGCAACTTTCCGGTTGTCGAATCAATCCTGGACTCGTACTTTTGCAACTCCGCTGCTGCTTCCATGAACGATTCCTTGAGAGACTGTGACGTGTTCGAACTCTCGAGGAACTTGAGCGTCATCTTCTGGATGCTAGTTGCAGTACCTTCCGCACCTGCTCTCAGTTTGTGGATCCACGACAACAAACCACCAAGGATAGCGGTTGCAGCACCAATGATCAACATCCCGACGACAAATCGGGAGAGTACTGCCCATGTAGTCGCTGCTGCCGCCGAAAGTGCTTTCATCGCACCCGCCCAACCCAGGGTTGTTGCGGTTCCAGCAACCTGTACGGCTTCAAGACCCTTTGCTGTTTGCGTTTGCGCAATCAACACCGCGTTGGAGTTTCCAACGGCTTGTGCAAGTGGGATTTGTGCCTTGGTCGACGCATCGTACGCACCCACCACGTTGTACATCTTGCGTGAGGCATCGTCCCAAACCTTTGTGGATGCGACAAACTGACCCTGAATCGGCATTGCGTTCGCATACCACCGACGCAACGCTGTACTGAATCCGTTCAGGTTTGCCGTACTGGTGTACGAGATCGCACTGAACGCCAGGAAGGCACGACCCAACGCACCGGTGATGTTCCCAACCTTGACCATGTTCTGGAACAGGAACACCAACACAGGACCCAGTGCTACACCAATGCCACCGAACGCGATCAACGAACTGGTCATTCCCTTCAGCCAACCGGGCATGTGCGACAGTTGGTATGCGAACGCGTTGAAGACATCAGAAAGTCCTCGAACGACAGGAAGAAGACCTGCAAAGATGGAACGAGCAGAGTCTTGTGCGGCTTGTGACATCCTCTGCAATTGGAAGGCTGTCGTCTTCTGTGCTGCTTGGTACTTGACCTCGGTGAGCGAGAGCGAATCGTAGATTGCACCGAGGTTTGCCAGATATCCAGCATAGTTCTGGAGTACTGGCAGGGTTGCGAGGAACGCAGAGATGTGTGGGAAGATGAGTTTCGCAACGTCAACAGGAATGGAACTGAGTTTGGCCAACGTCTCCATCATCTTCCCTTGCGCAACTGCTGCCACACCCACTTCTACACCGTACGCACGCAACGCCTTTGTGGCTTGTGGTCCTGCAAGTACGATGTTGAAGAGTGCACGATTGAAACCGGTTGTCGAACGTTCCAGAGTCAGTCCTGCCTGTGTTGCAGTGGCAAGGTAGGCAGTCAGTTCCTCAAGTGACACACCAGCAAGTGCAGCAGTTGTTGCGGAACGACCAATTGCGTCAGTCAACTGCTTGACGTCGAAACGACCTCGAACCTGTGCCGCAAAGAGGATGTCCGAGATGCGTTGGACGTTCGTGATAGCCTTCCCATTCTCGATGTACTCACGCGTAACCGCGTGCACCGTCTTCCCAAAGATGCCGTTCATGTTTGCGGCAGCATCGGCTTCCAAGTTGTACGACTTCAACACCGACACCAGTGCCTTTGACGCACTTTCCATGTCGGTGAAACCACCAACCGCAAGTTTGCCTGCCTGTTCGAGGATTTCCATCGCCTGTGCAGCGGGAATGGCAGTGGAGACAATGTCAAAGAGTGCGTTGGTAACGACTTCGGAAGACTGTCCGAACTGGATGGTCAGTTCCCGAACGCGAGGTGTCATTACTGCAACAACCGCATTGGCCTCGTTCAGAGGTGTCGCGAAGTCGTCAATGATGGTACTTCCAACCTTCGCCATCTGTTGTTCGAGTTCGACAGCTGGTTTGATCAGCATTCCAAGTGCGAATGCCATGATCGACAAACCAGCGGTGAACACGAGTGCGGAACGCTCAAACTGCCTCAACCGGTAGACAAGTGTGTCGAGAGGACCACCCGTCGTGACCAGTTGACGGAGTTTGAAGTCCATAGTGCCCATTGCACGAGGCAATGTAACACCCATCCACTGTTGCATCCCTTGAAACTGACTGACGAGTACGTTCGAGATGCCACCCATTCCTGCACTTACAACCCCACCAACGCCACGTCGCACCCAAGTCATGTTCGCCACCATCGCATTCATGGGTGCCATGACCATTGTACTCAACATTGCGGGAATGCGTTGGACACCTGCAAGTACTTGTGCACCGAACGTCTGGAAAGCGACACCCGTTTCGGCCAAACGCTGACCTACCAGCGTTCTAAACTGGGGCATCGTTTGCGTTGCAAACACAGTCAACGCGCGTTGAGGTGCTTCGACGGCCCGAAATACTCGATTGCCCCAACTTTCGAACGAGAGTGCACCTCCCTGCAATGCCGTTCCTGTTCCGGTAACTGCTTGTCCAATCCCTTGGAATACTCCCCTAAGTTTGGAACTCGTCCCCGCCATCACATTGCTTACACCCACCATTGCGGTTTGGAGACCAGTCCCAAGACCCTTTCCCAAACTCTGACCCAGTGCAACACCCGTATTCTCCAACCGAACTGCACTGCGAACCAGTGCAACTTGCAGTTTGTCGGAGGGCATGAGTGACGCTTGCAGTTTGGCGGAGAGTTGAGTTCCAGCCTGTTGCAGTCGCATGCCAGTAGTGGTGACAACGCCAACTGCTCGTTCCATTGCCGCTTGCAGTTGGTCAATCTGTGCACCAATGGTCAGTACGATTTGCAAAGGTCCGGAAGTGTCAGGCATCATTCACCCTGCATGAGACCGGAAGACACAGCACGTCCAATGCTAGCTTCAACAGCCTCGGGAGAGAACGGGTTTGCGAGAGGAGATTCGACCGAAGCAGCATCCACACCTGAACCGAGACTCAGACCCATCAGTTTGGCCTGTGTCACGAGTTCGTCGGCACGCATCTTCGACAAGTGCTCCACCATTGCCACCAGTCGACTTCGGGGTTCGTCCAACACGGTGTCAGGTGTCCATCCGCAATGCATTGCGAAATACGACAACACCCAACCCAGTGTTACTCTTACTTTGCCTCGCCGGCTAGCAGTTTGCCTAGCGGACGGCAGGCTGACCTCAACTCCGAAATCGTCACCCCGAAGAAAGGGACCAGCAGGTTCACCACGTCAACCAAACGCAGGTTGTCCTGTACCCAATCGACGTCCCTTGGCACGTCTTTCGTCGAGAGCAACACGGAAGCCATGGTAACCAACCTCTCCGGTGTCTTCTCGAGCACTGACTTCAGCAACTCGACCGTAACCTTGAAGTTCTTTCGTGCATCCTCGTCAAGCGCGAAATCTTTACCAAAGGCATCCTTGAGTGCAATGGCAATCTGCTGCGATACCAACGCTTCCTTCCGAAGCGTAACTTGCGGGACTGCGATTGAGTCCCCGTTGACGGTTTTGATGGACTGTGGTATGGGAAGGATTTGGTCCACTTCGTCCTTCTTCTTGTCGATAATTGGCATGGAAGTCTCGCCCCTCTATTGCCGGTAAGTTACGGTCTCGGCCAACCCGCAAGCGTGATGCGCCGAATGAGTCGGAACATCTCCTCGTTTGCGGGAGGCTTAGCACCATTGAACATCTGTGTCGCAGTGTTTGCAGACCAAGTGACAGGGAACTCGTGAGCGTTTTCCTGGAACTGGAACTGCATGTCACCCGACGGTTGTGCATCCCAGATGTACAAGTCGATGGTGTGGTTTGCGGGAGTCGAGTGACGGTAAACCAGTGCAGTGTGAAGCACGTTCATGTCGCCACCGAATCCAAGTGTCTCGGCAGCTGCAGTGGCAGCAGTTACGCCTGCACCGTAGAACCTCGCAAGATTCGTAAGATTCCACTCCATACCCGACACCGTCAACTCCACCGTCTCCTTGACTGCCCACTGCTGAACCAAACCCTGCGGTGAACCCTGAAACACCTGGAGCAGTTGTCGCTGAACACGGAACTGTGCACCACCAACTGTCACGGCTCCAATGTCAACAGAAGGAGTCGCACCAACCGCTCCGATGTAGAGAATTCCGGGTCCGAACGACAGGTTACTGGTTGAGTAATTCGGGAGATTCGTAGGTCATCACTTCCTTTCTACGTGGGATTTGAGTGTTGCGTTTCACTGGATCCAGTTACAATCTGGTGTGCCGTAGCACTGACGGAACTGATTCTGCCACATCTGTAACACGTTACATCTACCCTGCCACGAATGAGTGTGATGTTGACATACATGTCCTTTCGCTTGATCTGAATGGTGTCAGCAGGTTTGTCGCCGTCAAGCATTCGAGGGTCTGTGCTGAATACACCAACAGGTTCACCACATGTCTCACACATCCACGGTTTTCCAAACGGCATCTGTCGAGGAACGATCGTCTCGGAACGATTGGGTCGAGAACCTCTGTATGTGGGTTTCACCCAACGACGTGGTCCACTGTTCATGACTGCACCATCCTCGCAATATAGTGAGTGTAGACACCCAACGCGTGGGATGTTGGATCGACCACTTTGATTCCGTCGGTGCTACATGTGAACTCGACATGCAGTCCCATTCCCGACACGAGCTTTCTGTCCAACACACTCGAAACTGCCGCACTCAACTCAAAAGCACCACCATAGTCGGTTTTGACCCAACTCTGTACGATCAAGTCGCAGAACCCCATTGCAGGAACGTCGGGACTAACCTGAACCGATCCGTACTCAAACGCAACGAGTGGAAACGTCGGTTTCACCAGATCGGGCAAACCCGTCGCGTGAATGCGATCAGCCACAATCGCGTTCACATTGGTCGAGTTCATTAGCGTTGTCCGAAGCAGCGCTTCGAAGTCGCCCATCAACGTTCCAATGTTGCTCACACTCTCAACCCTTCCACGGTCCAACCTTTGCCGCACCACCCGCACTTTGAACCACAACCTGATTTACGAGTCGGAGGATTCGCTCGTAGAACTGGTTCGTGAGTTTGATCATGTCCAAGACTTTGCGAGGGTCACGATCGATCATCTTCGAGGTTCCACCAACCACGAACTCTGCATGTGGTGACAACGCTTTGAGAAACCCGATCCTGAACCTCATCTGTGTTCCACCCGTTGGATCGACGCCCACGACGAGTGAGTCCTTCATCATCGCAATACCCACTCTTGCTGCCTCTTTGGGTTGAATGTGTACGCGAGGCAACTCGAACGCAATTGGTCGAACTGTCGCTTCCATTGCACCCCTGAAGTGGGCTGCTTTACGAACACGTGGATTGCGTGCGTACCAATCTGCAATCGACTGTGGTCGGTCTTTGTGTTCGTCGTCAAGGAAGTACTCCTTCGCAACTTCCTCCTTCAACCTCTTCGCTTCCGCCAACATAACGGGTCGAAGTTGCGTCCGAAGTTGTGGAGTGATCGTTTGGAACACCTTTACGACGAGATCGACTCCAAAGACTTGTATCGTTCCACTTCCTGCTGCCACTGTTCCTCCGACATTGCTGCTTTGCCAACGATCGTCATAGGTGGCACAATCGGGTTCAAACGCTGAATCACGTCACCCAAATATCCAGACAAGTGATGGGTTGGAGGAAGGAGTTGCTGCAACGTTACACCGTGTGCCAATGCCATACGGAGGTGGTGTGCCATGAGTTCCTTCAGTGCATTGGGGTTGTTCGGTGAACGTTCCAGACACGTCTCCAACATCTTCACACCCTCGTCCACTCTACCATCGTTCAAGTAGTGGAGACCGAGGTTGAAGTAGGCACGACCATCATTCGGGTGTTCCTCGATCTCCTCCTTATTCAGACGTTCGTAGTAGTTCAACTTCTGTTGCACTTCGTAGTGTCCCTTCTGATACCCGAAGTGTGCGATCTTGAAAGGACACGTCAGTGCTCTTGCACCCATCATTTGCATCGCATCGTCAAGCGTCTCGTGAACCTTTCCCGTGTAGAAGAGTTGCGGGATGTTCTTGAACAACCGAACGGTGTTGCTCAAGGTGAAGTTTCCATCCACGTGATAGTTGTGGATCTCGAACTGCCAACACGGGATAGGCATCTCACACAACCGAATGAGCATGTTCGCGAAGTTCGGTTGGGGTCGTTCGTCTGCATCCAACTGCAGTATCCAGTCACCGTCACACGCATTCTTGGCAGCATTTCGCATGTACGCATAGTCGTCTTGCCAGGGTTCACGCACGACCTTGACGTCAAACGGGTAGTATTGGAGGCAATCCAAAGTTCCATCCTTACAACCCGTGTCCACGATCACGTGTTGATGTACCACACCGTACGTAATCGTCATCAACTCGGGAAACCAGTCCTTCTCGTTTCCGACAAGTGTCACCTGTGAGATCTTCTGGTTCACTTCCCACTTGCGAAGTCTCAACTCCAACTCGTCGGTGATGTAGAAGTAACTGGGAGCCTTCAAAATGTCGGGACGGAAGTCAGTGTCATGCTTCAAGTACCAACGCAACTTCTTCACGCGATCATCGTCCGTCAGATACCCGAAGTGCTTGATCCGGACACTCGTCTGGAAACAAGACGTTGCTGGAACGTGAGGAAGGCGACCACAATGCATTCCCAACTTGTTTCCAGCCATCTTTCCGTACGTCATGTTCGGAACTACACGAGCCATTGCAGTCAGAACGTGGTTGCCCCATCTCCCGTCCTCACGCCAGTACTCGGGGTTGTTCCACATGTTGTAGATGTGAACGTTGTAACCCTGAACATTGGGGTCTGGATTTCGCATCAACTTCTCAGCGTAGTGTCGATCGAACTGTTCCTCAAGGATCTCGTCACCATCCAAAACCAGAACCCACGTCACACCTTCGATCTCTGCACACACGTTCCACAGTGACTGTCGATCTCTCCGCTCATCGAACGTCGCGAACTTCGACTCAACGACCTTGAGTTTCGGTTCATCCAACGCGAACTTCTTCAACCATCGTCTGAACGAGAGATCGGAGTTGTCGTCAAACACAACCACATGGTCTGCAACTTCGAGTGACTTGCGAAGACTCTGTTCGAAGATTGACTGATCGGGATCCTTGACCCTGTAACCAATCGCCAACTTGTGAGTCTCGTCAAGAGTCTTGTGCCGCCAGATGTCGGTGAACAACCACCGATTGCTGAGTCCCAAATTGACGCCAGGAGACAAAGCATTCAGCGTCCGACTTCCGTAGTGATGAACGTACACGTCGGTTGCAATCAAACTCCTGTACCCCGCATACCTTGCACGGAGGCAGAAGTCGTTGTCGTCGAAACCTCCAGGAGACAACCGCTCCTCAAGTCCACCCAACACGTCAACGACCTCTTTCTTCACGACCATCATGAAACCCGAACATGCACCCACAGAAATCCGTTGTCCACCATGTTGCTGAGACCACGTTTCCGCAAACGTGTCGAGCGTGTTTGTGTTGCGCTGAACGTGAGACACACTCGGAATGTTGTCGAGTGAGTACTGAGGTTGTCCGGATGTATCAACCATCTGTGACGGCCAAGCCCAGTTGGTCATTGGTCCTGCAATCGCGAATCCCTTCATGTTGGTCTGGGTTTCTGCACCATCAAGTGCACCAGTCAATCCCTTCAACCAACCCTTCGTCACCAGAACGTCGTTGTTGCAAAACACGACGTACTTGACGTGCGGATTCACAGCCAACAGACCACAGTTGATAGCAACGGGATAACCCCTCCGATCCGGAAGAGTAACCACTTTCACGTTGGAACGCATCTCAGCAAGTTGACGGAGATAACCAGGTGTTCCATCCATTGAACCGTCATCCACGAACACGTACTCGACGTCCTCCGTGAATCTTTCCAGCCTTTCGAAACAACGTGCAGTGTACGCAAGTTGCCCACACACAGGGATGATGATGCTCGCAAACGGTGCGTTCATCTGCACCGAAAGGACCTCGTCGTCCTTCGTCACGACCTCTTGGGTCTCTGGAGTCACGATCTCCTACCTTTCCACTCGATCGAGTGCTGCAACCCTGTAACTCAGTCTGGGTGTGAACTGGTCAACCAACTTGACAACATCCTGCACCTGAAACGTGTCATCGTTGTAAACGAGTCGATCCCCCTTTCGGACATCTTCGTCAACATCCGTGTACACGTACCACTTCATCCCACTCTCCATTCCCGGACCCTGAAGTCCCAGAGAAGTGGGTGTGTTCGACCTTCTCGACAACAGACAATCGATCACGTTCGTACTTCCGACAGCCATCGTGGGTGAACCATCTCTGTCGACTGCAGTAATTCCAAGCGTCATCCCCACAAACGTTCCTTCAAGAGTGACGTTTGTAAAGGTGTCGTACCTGTTAGTCGTTTGCTGCACATCGCTCTGCAACGAGAAGACCAATGAGTCGGTGACCTCATCACCCTTCGCGTTGTTGAGACCCTCCGTCGTGACCGTTACGGCAGCAACCGACAACCCAGTCACCCTCACCACCAACTGACATGTGTGTGCGGGTTGCCTGTTGATGGGAACAGTTGAGAAAGTGACACCAACAGTGTCAACAACACTGTTGGTCAACCTCTCCAACGTTGCCTTCATACACAAGAGGCGTGAGGTCATAGCGAGAACAGTGGTTTCACGTAGTTCTGCACCCACTTTGCTGCAGCAGGAATCAGGACGGACTGATCACCAGGACTGTCGATCGTGTACTGACGATCACCCAACCGCTCTGACTTCATCCAACCCTTTCCCGCCTGTTCATACGACCACGCTGCTTGTTCCAACACACCAAACTGCAAGTCCTTCGGAACCACCGACGAACCAGTGTATCCAGCGTAGTAAGTAACCTGAAGTGTGTCACCCGCAACGAACGAGTCCTGAAGTGCCCTGAAGATTCCGCTTTGCCTGTTCAACCAGAAGTCGGTGTTCTCCGTCCAAAGGGTGTCACCAACCGTCAACGCAACGGTTCCGCTGATCGGATACTCCGCTACTTGGAAGGAGTCTGTTGGGAAGTCGAACGCAAACTGTTCCGTGAACGTCGCACCATCAAACGTGCGACCACAAAACGTCTTCACAGCTGCATCTGCCGCACCCAACACTGCAGTCAGTCGAGTGTCATACGTAGTGTCACCCAGTGACATTCCCAAGTAGGTCTTCAAGTCGTTCAGTTCGGCGAGCACAACTTACTCCGCTGATGCGGGTTGACGAACCCTGACCCTTCCCACTTCCGACTTGAGTTCTGGTTCGAGTTCCTTCACCCCTTCGTTTGTCGCTGTGTTCTTCACCTCAACCGGTTTCTCATACGTTCCCCAACCTTGCCAATCACTCGGTGGACCTGAAACTGGCAAGAAACCACGCATCTGCAGTGCCAACATCTCGTTCTCGTCATCCGTCTCCGAGTACCCCCATGCAATTGCAAGGAAGTTCGTGTACAGATTGAGATCGAAGCACCGTCCAGGCCAAGGAGGGTTGGAGTTGAACATTTTGTAGCGTCTTCCGGGAAGTCGCCTCATACGCATCCTCGTCTCCTGAATGGAGGGAGGGAAGACTTGCTCCCCTCCCTACCCTTCGTTACCCGAGCAACCCAGCACCACTTGCGATGGAACCGAGTCGCGGGTTGATGAACGTGAGTGCAGACGCTCCACCCTTCCACTTGTACACCAGCGTCTCGTCAGTGAAGATATCGAAGTCCTGATATTGACTCGAGATCTGAGCGAGAGGCATGGTTGTGACAGGAGTGAGTTCGCTGACAAACACGTCGTCGTACGCAACACAGTAGAAGGAAGTGTAAGTACCCCCCGTAAAGCCTGTGTACGTACTGGCAGAAGCAGCAGTGACTGCCAGATTCTGGCACGCATCCGAAACATTGGACGACACGAGGATCGGAACGCCCTGCCACGTCGGAACAATGTGACCACCAGCAACCGTAACAGTGTTCACATACTGTCCCTGCGCATGGATGAGCTTCACGATCGCTCTCCGACCAGCCTTCGTGCAAAGGATCACACTCGGGTTGTTCGGACTGACCTTGTCCAACATGTAGTCAAGGAGAGCAGCGGTCACAGTCGCACCAACAGACGGCGCAGCACCCGTCGCGTAGACAGCATCGATGACCTGCGTCGCGAAAGTCGTGCCAGCCGCCGTGTTCGTGGCATCCACACCCTGGATACCCAGCAACCGGTTCAGACCGTCGTACGCATTGGAGTCGGTAGACATGTTGCCACGGATGAACGCATAGTCCTCGTAGTCCCGGAAGTCCGCAATACGCTGAGTGAGTTCGTCATTCAGCACATTGAACAGACCAGACGAGATCTTCGCAGACAGTCGACCAATCCGACCCCTCGCAGCGATGGTCTTATACGCAAACTGGACAAGTTTGCGCGCACCAACGTCGCGATCGGGATCCGTGGTCTCACCCACAAACTGCGCAAGAGTCGTAGCCGCCGCACGAGTAGTGAAGTAGTAAGCAGCACCCTCACCACCAACACGAGGCAGATTCTCACGGAGTGGGTTGTTCCGATCCACCAACTGCACCACCGCTCGCTGAATCTCGGGAGATTCGAGAGCAGCAGCCGCAGCACCCGTAAACCAACCAGAAGTCGTACTGGTTGAGGTACTGGTGATCGTCTTGGACAGATCCAACGCCGCCTTCAGAATGTCATCACGCACATTCTTCAGAGGATCGTAACCCATTTCGTTTTCACCACCTTTCGCATCAGCTCGTAGCTGAGTGATGCTTACTTTCGGAAAGCCCGGAAGAACGCCGCAAGGCGTCCGTTCTCATCCATCTTCAACCAGTCCTCACTGTCCTTCAGAAGGGTCAGCACCATCGCTGCCTTGATCCGGTCACCAGTGGGAACCTTCTTCTGGAACTCATCCGACTTCTCGATCAGTTCGATCGCATCGTCGGGATTGACATCCTGGTTCTCGTCGTCCTTCTTCGGAATGGTCTTCTGACCCCGCCGATTCGGAACCACCGACTCCACCAGTGTCTTCAGATCTTCCAGCATCTTGGGCAGACTGCCGATTGACTTCTGGATCTCCACAACCTTGGCATCCAGTCCGTCCATCTTCGTGATCATGCCCTTGACTTCTGTCAGATCCTTGACCATGTCGGTCTTGACACCGTCAAGAACTCCACCGAGACTCTTGCCCATACCAAGAACGGAGGCTTCCAGAGCCTCCTTCAGGTTGGTGTCGTCCTTCCCGAACTCGTCCGATTCCAGCCAAGCCTTCATACTCTGAAGACCCGTCTTGGTCTCGTCGTCCAAACCCTCCAGGGCAATCGCCTTGTCGAGTACCGACTTGAACTGCTCCAGTTTCTTGTCCATGCTCTTTTCACCTCCATCCTTTCTTGAATCGAGTGCTTTCTGGATGTACCACTGAAGTGTGCGTGCCTTGGGATTCGCAGGAACCGTGACCAGTGAGATCTCCTTGATCAGGATCTTGCTGAGAATCAGAATGGGTTTGCCCCGCCTCATCTCTTCCGTAGCACCACCCTCCGGAACACCGATGCGAACTGAGAACTTGTTCAACACCCCTTCCTGTACCATAGTCCACTTGTCAGGTTGGGTCTTGCTGAGTACCATCTTGAGCCAGAGACCGGTGTCGAGCGCCTTGACCTGCACAACACGACCAATCGGTTGATCCATGTCGTGATTGAACAGAACGGTCGTCCGATCCTTGACACTCTGAATCGCACCCTTCAATGCCTCGGGAGTGATGATGTGTCCATGACCATCCAGGTCACTTGTTGCCGCAAAACCTTCGACAACCCAGTCACCTGACTGTACACCCGATGCGGGTGCTTCTTTGAGGTAGTCTTCCGTTGCAACACCGAATGCGTAAATGTCGAACGGACACTTGACCTCGTCAAGCACTGTAGACATCATCTTCACCTCCCTTCAAACGGGATTTCCACACTTTGAGATTTCCGTTCTCCCAACGGATCGGAAGGACGGTAATATGATCAGTCTACCGATTTCAACCCGAAATTCCGCTAAACACTTCCCGTCCACGCATCAGGATCGGTTCCAGTCATCCCACTAGCAATGACTGATGCAATTGCTTTGATCATCAGTGCATCCTTGACAGGATCGAGGTACGGAGCCAACTTCTCCTTCAGAAACACCTCGATTGCACCGGTATACTTCGCGACATCGGGATACTCGTTCTTTTTGGTTTCACAGAACGCAACGATGTCATCCACAACACCCTGCAAACCCCAAGGTCCGATGATCTTCGTGAGCCAAGTCGCCAAGTCAAACATGTACACCTCCTAGAACACCCAACCGGCATTCACTACGACCTTCAACATGTCGTAGTCAGCAGCAATTCCGAGTGCATCCTGCGCAAACACGTGTTCGTACCGAACCGCACCAACGAGAGGTTTGACGAATCTCCACGTTCCCGTAGTTCCGATTGCCCAACCCTGCATGTCCCGGATTGACGTTTCACCCTTCCACACAGGTCCCGTGTTCACGAACACACTGAACCGTCCTGGAATGTCTTCAGGACCGGGATACACGTGGAGATTTGCCTGCACACGTGCGAGATTGACCTGTTCACCATGACCAGGAAGCGGGAAGACGTGGTCGAACGTGGCATACACATCGAGGGGTGGAACTGCATCCGCCCAACTCGTGAGCGAATACGTGATTGCACCACCAATTCCAACACCGTACGTCCGTGCCACCAACGCATCCGACGCAAACGACACGAAACCACCATTTGCAGACAACTGTGTCCGGTGTTTCCAGTCGAAGATGCTAGACTTATCCGCGGAAAATGCGTTCTGCACCCCGAAAACCGTGATTCCCAACAGAAAACCGAATGCAACTGCAGTCAGCAACACTTGCTTCCTACTCACTTGACCCTCCTTTTGGAGTTACCCACTGGTTGACCTTCGGAAGCATCGGATTTCCGTTCTCAGCAATGGGTGCAACCGCACCCCGATACCAGATATCCGAGAGCAACCACGCAAGTGTGATCTGCGTCAACAGGATCGGAACGTTGTTCCAGTTGAAAGGAATCCATTCCGCCATCAACGAGTGCAAAACCACACCCGCACACACAAGGAAGTTCAAGACTGCGGCGTGTTTCGCACCAAAGGCACCGAACTTTGCCTTGAGCAACTGGAAGAGGATCGGAGCAAGGATCATTGCACTGATCACTTCCGGTTTGAGAAACGACAGCAACTGGTCCAGATCCATGTGCCCTCCTACGGATGAAACTTCAACCCAATGGCAAGGATGATCACCAACCAGAACAACGTGTTCACAACCGTCGCGACTTTGAACTTCCGATAAGTCATGACTTTTGACCTCCGTCGTAGACCTTTCGCTTCATGTCCTGAACGTCGCGTGAACAATCTTCGCACCGTTGTTCCTGTTTCGCCTTGAACCTTTGCATCTCCGCCTCGGAGACTTCCAGAGTCGTCACTCTCTTCTCGTGGTCTCGAACCATCCAACCGACGATGACAGCCTGTGTAACCAACCCCAACACGGCAAACAGGGTTGGTCCCCACGTGTGAAACTCATCGAATGTCACGTTGCAATCCCAAACACGTGATCACCGTACACTGCAAATTCCCTCCATCTGGCGTTCCCTCGTCCCCACTTCGGTGAACAGACCGCGGGGTTGTAGTAATTCAGTGCACCATGCGTTGGATCGATGGTGAGCAACCCGTTCAACCGGGCCACTCCAAGGATCCAACACGCTCGATACACGAGACTTGCGTCCTTTCCTTCCGTTTGCAACCGCAGCAACCGGGTGTAGTTCGGATCCAACGGTTCGCAAATGGGTGTCCTCGGGTCATCGTGCTGCCAGAACGAGAACTGCCACACTCGTCTTCCACGCACAACGTGTGATTCCGTCACGATTTGCGTTACAGACAGGTTACGCTTTCGTACTCTGTTCAGGATCACACACTGAACCGCGTCTACACCCACGTATCCCACCTTCGCGATCTGGTTCGCCGCCTCACACCAACCACCAATCGCCAACGCCACCTCATCACACTGTTGGTCGATTGGAAGGTTCGGATTTGGATACACAGGAACTAGTGAGGTCATCCCTTTATCCACTCGCGTGAGAATGTTGACATCGGCGGTTGTCGTACACTGGTACGTTACTCATTTTTCCATGCTAGTCACGACTGAACGTCATGGTGCAATGTCCAGCCAAATGCTGACGCAGTTGGAGATCGGACCCATGTTTCCGATCGAGTTCTTGTAGCGCACGACGTAGTAGTTGTACGACACCTCTACCCCATTGGCGATGAGGTCGGTGGAAGAACCACCTGCAACACTGTTCGCTTCCCAAGGAATGCTGTGCGGTGAACTTGCCGCTGTGTTCCAGTCACTCTCGGTCAGGATCGGTCCCGAACTGGAGTGCCTCATGGCGAACTGAGCAGCTGTTCCTGTGAAGCCGGAATGTCCAGCTGCAACCCAAAGCAACTTGCAAGTTGGTGACTCGTCGGGCACAACCGACAACGTCGTCACCTTCGCAGGTGCGACCAACACCTTTTGTTGCAACACCTGCAAGCTGGTGATTTCTACACCTATCCCTATCATGCGTTGCCCCAAACCTGAAGTTCAATCTCGGCAATGCGGTATTCCACATTGTTGGTGGGATCACCACTGGCGAGGAACTGGTCACAATCCGTACCGAAGGTCTGTGCATTGACTCTCGCAGACGTCCACGGAACACCACCAACGTCATTCGCGAACTGGTACTCTTGCCAGGCGAAGTCGGCACCGTTTACGGGTGCGATGAATTGCGGGTTGCCGGGTTGTCCTCCCGATAACTCCACTCCCACGTAGTCGAACTTCCCGCTCGCGAGATTCCCAACACGAATCATCTTCACGGACAAGCGGATCACTAGGTGCGCAACCCGTGCATACTCGGGACAGGTTTCAAAGACCCAGTTCACACGTCGAATGGTTTGCGTTCCGTAACCACCGGTATTGACGGACTTCACCCAACCGTAGGTTGCGGGGTCACCGTCTCTCAATGACGCCGATAACTCCAACGCACCTCCACCCGAATCGCCACAGGTTCGTGTCCCCGTGCTTCCACTCCACGCCAGCACAATCGGGTCACCTGTTGGGTAAAGGGTAGTAAGGAGGGTGGGAGTTGCCCACTGTCGTGTGAGTCGTGTCATGATTCCAACTCCAACTCCGATCATGTCTTTACATGCACGCGACGATGAATGATGCGGAAGTGCCGTTGGCGGTACTGTAGATCTTCGTAGCGCGGATTGGATGCCAACCAACGGCAGCATTGCGGAACGGAATTGCAGTGCCACCGAAGACGAGATCGACTACGACGTCTCCAGAAACTCCGACATACAATGCGCGGGTTGGAAATGTGGTGAGGGTATCAGCTGCAGCATTGACGACCTTTTCTGCACGCGTGATGGGTCCAAGAAGCATAGCAACCTCGGATGAGGTTGCCCAAGTCCCATACGCGTTTGTGAACCTGTCAGCTTCTTGTGCCATCGTTCGACTCCTTTATGTTGTGGGGATCGATGCTGCTCACCGGCACATCCTTTCTGCGAATGTCTCCGACACCGATCCCCAACACGACGGAGGGTGAGCCAGAGTGCCTTTCCCAAGTTGGCACTCTTGTGGTCTTGGAGGTACCGCAAAGAGACCGAGAACTCACCCTCAAAGCATCGGGTGTACTCGCACCCTCGAATGGCTGTGTGGGTAGTCCAACTCGCTCATGTGGCATAGCTAGTATACTACTGCCTGTGGCCAACTGACTGCAGCCTGCAGTGGGCATGTGTCTCACTGTTGGAGTTGAGGGTGGTCGGGGTGATTTGGGTAATCCATTCTTCGAGTCCCACGCGTGTTTGGAGAGCACGAGTGTGCCAATTGTTCAAGAGCAAGTCAATCGGGGAGTTGTCTAGCTGGTATGAGTTGAGGATGGCCCGTGCCAATTGGGATTGACTTGGAGGGTGTGCTGGGGGTGGTCCAAACTTAGTATATCGTGCTTCGCAGTATCTTGCGCTTTACTCTGCCGGTCAATCGCGCAATCTATTGTGGCGCAATACGTTATAAGTTATTGACAAGTTATAGCCTGCCGCCGTAACCTGAACGCAGTCGCGGAACATGACGCGGCCCGTGCTATAGGGGAAGGGGTGCCCTATAGCATAGCAGACCATACCCCGTACGGAGTCGGCTCATGCGCTCAGAAGGTCGTATCGTCTTGTCGTCCGACGCACTCGCGCCAGTGCTTGAGGGTGCGAGTAAAGAGCGTGGCGTTGCAATGACGCTCGTTGTTTTCCCCTTGTCCGGTGTCATGCGCGTCGCAGACATGACCGGAACAAGCGCGGGATTCACCACTGACGCGCACGCTTCCGGCTTGGCAGTCGCCGCTACTGTCAAGGCGCGACGGCGCGAATCGGACGGAGCGGAGGCTATGCTCCCTTCGCTGTCGTCCGTCACTGTCAACGAGTAAGGCGAAACGCGGCCCGATACGGGCCGCGTCCGTGCAGCCTGGTCCCTGCACGCTGACGAGTCCAGACCACGAAAGGAAGTGATACATATGCCAGAAATAAGCGCCTTGCGCTCCCGGTGGACAGGCCGCGCATGGCGTACCCTGCAAGCGCGCGAATCTAGCACCGGATGGCGTATCGCAATCGGGTTTGCTGATGGGTTAGTCGCGCAAGCCGATAGCACCTTGTATCGGGACACGGATGCGCTCGATGCTTTACTTCGCCTAGTACGCCGGGACAGACCGCGCCATAGTGCGCCGGTCACTATCAGCGAAGCAGTCCCTTTGCTCGCGCCGTTACTAGGGTGGCATTGGGCGTTGGGTGCGGTGGAGTATCGGCGCGCAGACCCTGATGCCATGCGGTCTGTGGTCCGTGTCGAGGCGGAACGCGCACGCAATCGGGCCGACGCTATCGCGCTTCGCTCGGAGGCGGTCCGGCTCGGCCTGTGTGAGCCTGTGATAGCCTCTGAGTCTGTGGACACGCGGGAGCCGGTGCTTGAGGCTAGGCTGCGACGCGCGGAACGCAAGCGGGCAGCGGCAGAGGCAGAGGCTAGGCGTTGGCAAGCGGAGAGTATCAGGCTACGCAAGGCAATCCTAGCGAAAGGCTAGAACCTACCATGCCAAGCGGCCCGGACCTTACAAGGTCCGGGCCGCTTGGCATGGCAGCAAAATGAAACTAAGTAGTAACACGGAGGGCAACGTAAGTAGTAATACGCAGCAGACCGTATCCTTATTATATGCCCCCATATGGACCGACTGCCCACAAAAAGGGGCGCCGGGAGGGGACTGCGTCACTGCCCACAATATGCCAACTGCAATCGGGATGGGAGGATGCTCAGTAGTTAGTTCGGGATGGGAGGACAGGTGTGTTGACAGCAACTGAGATGTGGACACACTGCGACAAGTGTCATGCAGATACATGGCATGTGGATGGGAAGTGTACGAGATGTGAGGTCAAGGATACCACTGCAGACCTCGTCATCGACGTGTACGGTTGGTACTAGACAGGAGGAATGAGGTGGAGTTCATGCACATGCTTCACTACCTGAGCAGATGTCATCAGGAAGCGATGGATGCTCACTATGATGACATCGCTGTGAAGGTCACTACACTGATGCATGTGGTCACTGACAGGATGATGTCTGAGCATGGCTGGGTCATCATCGAGAAGTAGACCCACCACAGGAGGCAGCAATGAACAAGGAGTTGTACGAGCACATGCGAGAGCAGAAGAGACTCGAACCGATTCAGTGGGAAGCCAAGGCAACCCCGTGGTCCAGGTCAGACACCTACATCCTCGCCATCTGCATCGTCACTGTGGGGTATGTCCTCATCCGGTTGGCGTGGTAACACCACGTTGGCCCACCTTGGTTTCGCTATGATGGAACCGGAACCAAGTCCAGCAACCAACACTTATCTGGTGCACGCGGACTAGTGGGTGTACACCAGCTTGTGACGCATCTACGGCAGATGTCTCTATGAGACATCTGGACATGGTGCACATGGCTAGTGGAGTGTGACCTGGTGGTAGACCTAGTGGACTGGAAGGCATGCACTCTCGCCGGTGGCATCCCACTGCATCTGACGGTTTGCCACTGCATCTGACGGTTTGCCACTGCATCTGACGGTTTGCCACTGCATCTGACGGTTTGCCACTGCATCTGACGGTTAGTAACGAGCAGGAATCCCTGAATTGCACATGTAGCACCATGCCTCATTTCGTGGCCCCACGCGATATCTACTGCTGTTCCTGTCTCTAACTCAAGACAACGAAAGGAGGTGATACAATGCGACTGGTGGCCGTCAACGAATGCACGGGTAGGTTTTCATCAAGGGAGGAGACGTGAAGAAGTACAACACGAATGGTAGACAAGCTCTCCATCAACAGTTCAGAGAGTTTGTACAGCAAGAGTTGAGGATGCAGGTCAAGAGAGGTATTGATCTGAGTCCTCAAGAGATGGAGACAGAGCAGAGACGTCATGATCCAAGTCGTCTTCATCGTCCAGCCGTAGCTCTCATCGATTCCATCCGTAGAATCACCACATAGACAGCATCAATGGAACTGAGAACTGAGCAATGGAGTTGACCAATCGCTCAAGTGGTCATCGCTGATGTCTCAGAGAGACATCAGGTGCAAGGTGTTGGAGAGGAGGTGAGAGACAATGCTGGTAACCACCGTTGAGCAGTTCAAGAAGGAGCGAGCCATTAGCAGTGCAGAGGGTGGCGAACTGCTTGCTGCATTCGAGAAGGAGAATGCCACCCCAGTGTACGGCATCTTCAAGTGGAAACTGGTTCCGGTACCCAACTCAGGATGT